TTTTGTAAATGTTTCGTTGTGCGTGTGTGTTTACTGTAGTTTCAAGCCGTTGTGCTGCAATGGGTCCAGAGTAGCCATATGTATTGCAGACAAGCGTAATAATTTTGCTAAAGGGAAAAAATAAGGGAAAATTGCATAGAGAAAAATGCCGGGGATTGTTCCCCGGCATTCTTTGTTATAGCCGCCTGCGGGCCAGCTCTTCCCGCCTGATGACGATCAACTCTGTAGTGCGCTCCCTGCGCTGGATCCGCGACACAAGCTCCTTGTTGGTCATTGCCCATCGGCTGTATCCCAAACGCCGGGAGTGTAGGGCATTATCTCATCGTCTTTCGGTATGTATCCGCCTCTCGCGTTTTGGACGTATACAAAAAGCTCGCCTTTATAATCGTCGGCTGTGTCCGTCCTGGTAATCCTGTACCATTTTCCCCGATACTGTACCATGTCATAAACTTCCACATTGGTGTAATAGTTGAACACAAAAAGCCTTGTTTCCTCCTGTCCAAAACTTTGAGCTTGGAAAATGTCAGTCTGAGAAAGCTGCCTAGTGTAGCACCAAATGGGCGCGGGGGCCGCCGGGTAATAGCTTGACGGAAGATCGTAGCCGTCTGGGTTTGTGTCGGCGCTGACTTTTTTGTAGAGCTGCGCTTTTTTGTCCTTCGGGTAGTATTGATTTTTCATCGTGCCGCCCCTTTCTACAGCGTATTGAGGTATTCATTGAAGTGCTCATATAGCCCTACATAGGCGTCTAAAAGACTGGCCGTGCCGTCTATGCGGTATTTGGGGCTTTGTGCCTTTATGGGGACGATGTTCCCGTTTCGGTCCTCCTGTATGCCCGTGTTGGTCAGGCACCATTTAAGCAGACTGCTGTTGTTGTAGTTGATCTTCTTCGCTTTCAGATCCGCGCCCAACATCTGCATGGGCAGCGACAGAGTTTTAGCGCCCTGTATACAGCGTACCATGTTGAAACCATTGTCCTGCATCTCCTGGACCCAATATTTCGCGCTGTAGCTGTCATAGTACACCCATGCCGGGGTAATGTCGTATAGATTCACCATCTCCAGAAACCAGGCCGTGACGTCGCTGTAATTGATGCTGTTGCCGGCGCAAAGCCTCAGCTGGCCGGCCTCCAGCCATTTATCATAGGGTACCTTTTCCTCATGCACCCGCGCCTCGAAGTTCTCTGCCGGCAGCCAATACATCTGGACAACATACCGCTTTTCTGCCTTGTCCATAAGTAAGAGAGTCGCGCAGGTCAGGTCTGTTGTTATGCTCAGGTCCGCACCGCCGATCGCGTACATGCCTTTGAAGTCCGCTATGTCAAAGGTCTCCGTGTTGTTTATATCCTCAAAGGTAAGCCAGGCTGTTCCCACGGTGGAAATGACGTTGAAGTCCTTCACAAGCACGCCGTTCAGATCACGCGGGCTGTTCTTTGCCCGTTCCACTTTTCCGATGAGGTCTTCCATTTTTTTGATACGGTTCAGGCCCGGATTTGCTTTTTCCCACGCCGTAGGTTCCAGCCATTCCTTACGGTCATCCAGCTCATACAGGACGGGAAGGAAGCTGCTGTCAGCTATCGTACCGTCTGCCACGCCGCAGGCATACTTGTACATGTCATCAAAGATGCACTCGCGCACCGTCCCGGCCGTGGTGATCATGATCAGGAGCGGCTGCCGCCTCGCACTCTGGCTCTGTTTCATGACCTCGTATAAGTTACGGTCCTTGATGCCGTGCAGCTCATCCATGATAACCAGGTGACTGTTCAGGCCGTCTAGCGTGTCGCTGTTCTTGCCTAAGGGCTGAAATTTGGAGAAGGTCAGCTTAAAGTATAGGTCGCTTTTTCGCTTCTTTACCACTTCCAAGAGGTCCGGGCTCTGGCGCACCATGTTGCAAGTCTCGTCAAAGATGATCCGGGCCTGGTCCCTCTTGCTGGCAACGCTGTACACCTCCGCGCCGGGTTCATCATCCGCGATAAGCATATAAAGGGCTATGCCGCTCAAGAGAGTGCTCTTGCCGTTCTTCCGGGCCACGTAAAAAAGCGTTTCCCTGAACCGCCTGTATCCGGTCTCCTCGCTTACAAAGCCAAACAGGGCGGTGATATAAGCCTTCTGGAACAGCTCAAGCTTTACGGGCCTGCCTGCCCATTCCCCCTTGGAGTGCTTGCAGAAGGTTTCTATAAACCGGATGGGCCGCTCCGCCTTCTGTGGATCGAACGCAAAACCGCCCTTTGGATGCTTTATATCGTCCGAGAGGGCTTCATATATCCGCCGCACCCGCTTGCCTACGATACACCGCCCGCGCCGGATTTCCCCCAGGTAGGCGTCTATGTAATTCATGCCCTGCCGCCTTTCAGGAAATCATATACCGCGTTGCTCTTCTCCACCTCCACGGATTTAGGCATAAGGTCGCATAGCTGCTTATACAACGCGCCGTATCTGGCTATCAGCTTTGTATAGCTGGTAAGCGCAGGGCTTTCCCTCACAAAGTTCTGCTTGCCCTGCTCAAAGTGTTCTTGTGTGCCGTCCGTCTTAATCTGCCGCTTCAAGGTTGTAAGCGTTTCCTGCATGAAAATAAGCTCCTCTATCAGCTTTGCGGCTATATACTGCTTATCTTCTGGTATCTTTTCCATAATCGCGGAAAGCTCCGCGACAACTTTCTTTCTCGCCATATCTTCACCTACCTTCACCGTATCAGCTACTAAGTCCGCTGGGCCTGCTGCCGTCCTTCTGTGGGTTCATCGTTACCCGCCCTTCGCGTTTTCCCTGTAGAGGTTTAATTAAGTTGCCTCCACCGGTCCTTTTCCACCGTGCTTTATTAGGCTTGCCGGGGGTATTGAAACGCTCTCGGGTCACTTCGCGCGGACTATCGCTGCCGCTACCGCCGCGCTTGTTCCCCTTCACATATGTACCATTGTGTAGACTGGTATTACTATGTACACTATGCCCACAGCACAAGGCTTTCCGGACTTTTCCTGCTGGACTTGTTAACGTTGCTGATTTATGTGAACGTGTACCCCTTTTTATAGCTAAATTTCCGCATTGCGCTATCTATCGTGCTTTGCTCCACGCCGATATATCTAAGCGTTTTGCTTTGGTCGTTATGATTGAATATCTTCATAAGCAATACTATATCTTTGGTTTGCATGTAGAAATGATAACCAAAGGTCTTTCGCATTGTGTGAGTTCCTAAGTTGTCAAGGCCAAATAGCTCACCGGCTGCATGAATTACCCTATAGGCATATTCCCGGCTTACTGCCTTGTTCACCGCCCTGCTGCTGGGTATCAGATAATCATAGCTTTTCATGTTTACACAGTAATCTTGTATTACTGGGTAAACTTCTTTATTGATAGGGAATAGTTTTTCTTTACCGGTTTTCTTTTCTCGTATTTTGATAACTTCCTTGCCTTGTACATCCCTTACTTTTAATTTCAGTATGTCGGATATGCGCAGGCCGCTATAAATTCCTATCATGAACATAACATGATACTTTGGGTCTTTCTCTTTCAGATAGTCCGCTATATCCTGTATGGTCTTTACATCCCTGATAGGCTCAACATAATTCAATGCTGTTCCCCCCATGCGGTAAACCACTTTTCCGCAAGCCTGATATGAAAGAGCTTGTTAGGTCTGTCCGGGTCGTTATTGATTCTTTCCGTGCATTCTTCAAGGGTTGTGGGCATAATTATTACATCGGCTCTCAGTCGGTAGGCAAGTAGGTTAAGCATCCCTTTATCTGCCGTGCTGGTTATAATCCATGCCTTACCCCATTGCCCTTTGTGTTGTTCCACGCAAACATAGAATGCTTCCCGCATTTCTGCTGCAACGCTTAGGGCTATATCATGGTTGCCGTGTATCTGCCTTGTACCCATGATTGCAGCGCAGATATAATCAAAATCGAATACTATATCATTGTCTGCTTTGTTCTCCTGTACAAAGGTGCTTTTGCCGCTTCCAGCCGCCCCGCATACTATGAAAGCGTCCGGGGCTTTTACAAGATTCCCATTTTCATCAAAGGTAACGCCGATAGGGCTGTACCGCCTTTTGAAATGCTCTTTGTTATGACATTCTTGGCATAGGCATTCTAAATTTTCCGGGTTTAGGGTTATGCTGGGGTCGTTTATGTTTCGCGGGTTGATATAGATCTTATGATGGCAGATTGTCGCCACGTTACCGCAACGCTCACACATATAATTGCGGCTCTCCATATACAACCGGCTTACTTTTTTCCATTCCTTAGAATGATAAAAACTCCTTGCATATTCCTTCATTCCCGCGCCACCTTCAATGTGATACACTTTAAAAGGTTGTCTATCGTGCGTTGTAGCTTCATATCGTCGCTATGGTCTGCATGATACCACAGGATAAGCAGGAAGTTGCAGCACGTCTTTACAAGCGGTTCCTGCTGCTGCTGAAAGCGGTCCATGCCTGTAGTTTGTTCGATGTAGTCCGGCAAAGCGTTTATAAGGCTTTCTATCAATTCGTCATTGTTGCCTTGATCAACATGCAGCACGTTACAGGCTTCGTTAAGCGTCATAATCATAGCTGTACCCCTTTCATAAAGGCAGGGGCATAAGTTGCCCTATGCCCCTGCTGCTGGTTCTTACGCTGCCGACTTGCACAGCTTTACAAAGGCTTCCGGAACGATCGGCTTACAGTCGGCGATTGCCATAGCCCGGTAGTCGATCAGGCCGCTTCTGAAGCTGCTCTCTCTGGAAACCTCCAGGGCGATGCCCTCGGCAAGGTTATAGCCCATGTACCGGAAGTTGCCGAACAGGATGTTGTCCGCCGGAAGATAGTCATCCACCACAACGGGGAAGCCCAGCAGCTTACCAATGCCCTCCCCCTTGGGATCCGCGATGAAGATGGGCCGCTTGTTGGCGTCCACCATGCCATAGAACTGATTGTAGAGCGTGGCGTTATCCATCGCCCAGGCGGCGCCGTTGGCGTAACCGCGCTTGAGCAAGGCCACGGTCTTGACCACATCGGCATAGGCAGCGCTGCCCGTAAAGGTCAGGCTATTGGAGTTGTCCCAGGTGATGCCGGACAGGATGCCGGTACCCTGACCGCTGCCGGTGCCGTTCGCAAGGGCGTCGGCGATACAGGCCATGACGCAGCTGGTCAGCTCATCCACCAGGTAGCTTTCAAAGGCGGCGATGCTCATGCGCTTTGCAGATGCGCTGATGGAGAACACCTTGAGGATCTCATAGCCGTCAAAGGTGACGCTGGCCACATTGGGCTTTTCGCCGTCCACCTTCGCGCCTTCCGCGTGCCACTCCGCCTTATTGGTAGGCGTACCCACGGGGATGGAGATCTTGGAGGGCATATTGAAGCCCCGGCATACGCTCATAAGGCCGCCCATGGTCCGGGCCTTGCTGATTACCTCGTTCAGTGTGGCGGTGGGCAGCACAGCGGCGGAATTGGTAACAGAGGCGAAAGCGTCCGCCCGCTGCTCCGCCTGCGCCCGCTGGTATGCCGCCGTTTCCACTGGGGTCAGCTGCTGGCCCAGCAGGGTCTTAAAGAATGCGCTCCGGTACTCCGCGCTGGCCAGCACATCGTCGCCGGCGTCCAGGCCCCGGCGCTCAAAGTTCATGCTGGTGATAGGGTTGAAGTCACGCCGAGCCGCGTCGTTAGGATTGCCTGCGGAGCGCTGCTGGATGTTCTCCTTTGCCTGCTGGAGTCCGCCGAGTTCAATGTTGAGCGCGTCTAGATCCGCCCCGGCGTCCGTCTCAATGATTTTCTTGATTTCCGCCGCCCGGCGCTCGATATCCTCCAGCTTGGCGGTACGGTAGTGGTTGAAAGCCTCCGCGATAGTCTTGAATTTCATGGTCAAATCTCCTTCATCAAAATTTTGTTGCAGGCAATCAGCGCCCGGTCCCGTTTGGCGCCCGTTTCTCGGATAGCCGCCCGGGCCTCGACGCTGGTTGCAGGATAGGCCGGGAAGGGTACAACGCTGCACTCCAGCAGCTTCTCAATTTTTATGATCGTGCGTGTGTTTGTGTTCACGTCGTACCTGTCGCCGCCGGCCGGGACCTTAAAGGCAAAGCTCATGCCGTCCAGGTCGCCGCGCTTCACTGCCTCATATACCGCCCGCGCCTCTGCCGTGTCCGGCAGCGTGGCCTCCATCTCAAGCCCTGCCGGGGTCAAGGAAAGCCGCATGGTTTTGGGCGTCCTGGCAAGCGGCACCTTGCTGGTATCGTGGTTATAGAACAGCCGCACGTCACCAAGCTCCGCCGCGTCCAGTGCACCCCGCTGGATAATTTCGATATACGCCCCTGCCGGGTCGTTTATCGTGGTAGGCGTATCAAACACGATGGGACGCCCCCACAGATGAAAGCCCTCCGCCCCTTCCGGGGTTTCCGCTCTGATCTCCGCTACTCGTACTTCTTTCATGATTTACCTCCTTCTTGGGCTGCCAGCCGCGCCGCCCCGGGCCTGTTAAGCTGGTATTCCAGGGCCTTTTCCGCGTCCACTACGTTCAGGGTCTGCAAGCGCCGGTCGCCGTCCGCTACGCCTGGCATATTCAGGATTTCCAAAGCCTGGTTGACGGTAAGCAGGCCCAAAGGCATAAGTTCTTTGATAAGTTCCACTTTGGTCTTGTTGCTGCTGAACTGAAGGCGTCCGCTTTCAAAAATGATGGAGTTTCCAAAAGCCTGTTCCCGGTCGGTGAATACTTTCGCGGTAAATTCCATGCTGAGCGCCACGGCAAAAGGCTCTATCGTGCTTTCATAGAATGCCGCGAAGGTGTCTTCCGTATAGCTGCTGTTTACAATTTCTTTGGTCACGCCCAAATAATTGTAGATTTTTTCCTGTATGCCCTCTGTTTGCTCCGCCGTCAGCAGCACCGGCTTACTCTCTATGGGCTGGTATTCGGTTTTCTGATCCAGGGCGATAACGCCGCCGTCGTTGCTGATCTGCAGGTAATCTTTCATAAAGGCTTCTTTTTCTTCTTTCAGCTTCGACGGTGACATGATCTGTGTAAATTTCAGAATACCCCGGATATTCGCCCCGGACTTGATGCCGGTTATGATGCCCTCGTTCTGCGTGTGCGCAAGCTCCAGCGCGGGGATGAGGGCGCTGTTATCGTCGCCCAAAAGGTCGTCGCTGTTAAAATCGCGCCGCAGGTGAATAACATCGCCATAGGGAAAAACCGCCTCCCTGCCGCTCTTAAAGAAGAATTTGCAGTACAGGCCGCCCCGCTGGTCGCTCATAAAGTCCACATGGTTCGCGGTAATGGGGTAAATGCCGGTTATGCTGCCGTTGTCGCCCCGGCATAGCAGCGCGAAGGCGTTGTTGTAGAGGAAATAGTGCGTTGCCAGCTTGTAAAGAAAATCATATGCGCTCATGTACGGGTTAGGTCGCACCTGCAAGAGCCGGTTCAGCCTGCAATCCCCGTCGACCTTATCATGGTCCGCATAGCGTATGACATGGCTGCCTTTCAACTTGCCCACGTTCCGGGCTATTGCGTCCACCGCGCCCCGGTAGATGTCATTGCTGTATGCGTCCCCGCAATAGGTAGTGAAAACGCCGGTTTGCTCCGCTATTACGTTAACCGCCGTCACTCCCCGCCGTTTAAAAATCCTGTCCAGAAAACCCACAGCTCCAGCTCCTTTCGCATATAAAAAGCAAGGAAACGCGGCCTTTCAAACCGCTTTCCCTTGCTCTTGTTCAAAGCTAACCCTCACGGGCCGGTACTCCCTCGCTATTTGATTATTTCAAGAATACCATACCATGGGAAAGAAATCAAGCCTTTCCCTCTCCGCCGCGCCGGTTCGTAGTCACATACAAGACCTTCTGAGGAGACCGGGCGTTGCTTTCCCGAACCTTTGCACCGGGGTACAGACCTTTGACGAAACGGCAGATCAGGTCAGCCTCCCGGCGCTCCTCCGGTAAGCTAGATATTTTGATCTTCATGCTGTCAGCTCCTTTTCCGATGTGTCCAAATCGGACACAATTTCTTTGCCGCGTTGGGTCCAAATCCGCCACCGGTGGCGGATTTCAAATGCGACACCAGTGATGTCTTTCAAATAGGTCTGCACTGACCGATTTCCTCCCATGCGACAGCGCTGTTGTTTCAGGCCAAATCCGACAACGTTGTCGGATTTGGAGGACTCACTGCCTCACTGCCCCTCTGTCCCGATTCCGGGGCTGGTCCGGCGATCTGCGCCGCTGGATTCCAGGCCCACGGTCTTGTAGATAGCGTTCAGCGTCTCGGAAGGCTTGCCCCGAAGGTCATCGGCGAACAGCTCCGTGCAGCTGTCAGACAGCTCAAAGGGAACCCGCGGCAGCTCCTCTGCGTTGATATCATCATCCAGCAGCAGCTCCCCCCGGTACGCCTCACCGCCCCGGAGCACGCCTAGGAAATAGAACGCCCGCATATAGAACAGGGCTTTTGCCCGGAGGTCCAGGCCGGAAAAGCTCATTTCGGTTTTCTTGATACCCTCCGCAACCTGTTCCGCCTCGCTCAGAAGATCCTCCAGCGTCCCGCCCTCCGTCAGCGGGACCCCCTCGGACAGCTCCAAAAGTTCATCATCGTTCAGTATGTATTTTTTTGCGTTCATGTTAAAGCTCCTTTCCGCTCACATTCCTCGGGGACCTCTGCGGCGGTCCTCCGGCCTATTCTTCGTTGCAGGGCTAAAACCTGCCCGAATTGCTTGCAGCTCTCCGGAGCCCAGACTTTTCCCGCTTCATCGAAAAGCCGGCCGCCGATCATCGTACAAATACGCGCTGCCCCGTCCCATTCCGCGACTATGCACGCCGCACCTTCGAGGTCAGAGCCGCAATAGAGCAAATCGCCGTTTTGAAAGCCGATATGCGCAAGGCCGTTTCCCTGCACTGGGACAATAAATTCCGCTCCGCTGAATATGCTCATGTGTACGCCCTCCCCGCTCTTGCCGCCTTCATGAGATTGCCCGCCCGGTTGATCTGCTGGGAGAGCTCGGCTAGTGTTCTAACCTGGATCACCCCGGCCCAGTGTTGTTTTCTTTCGTTGTAGACACAGGATATAAACGGCTCGGCGTCTGCGTCTATGAAAATGGTCCAGTGTTCCGGTCTTGCGCTGTCCAGCGCAACAAGGTTGTTTGACATTATTTCCTCCTGTTTGTTGTTTTGAAGTGCCGTGGGGGCTACCGTTGTCTGTTTTCACCGTTGACGGTGTTTTGCATTTCACCCCTCTTTCCCCCCACACCCCTCTATCTCCCCTGTTGGTTGTTTCTTCTTACCTTACCTTACCTAACCTAACCTGTGTATCCATCATGTATCCAGACTGTATACAGCGGTCTTCTTCTGTGAAATAAACCCCGGTTTGGTCGATGGAAAGGGCCTGTCTTTCTGCTAAATATCGCGTTGGGTTGTAGCGGTCTTTCTGGATGTAATTATTCACTCTCCAGTCTCGAATAACGCACACGCCGGACTGAAACGGGATCACAAAACCTTTGGCGATCAGCAGTTTAAAATCATCATCCGTACAGGCCACAAAGGACATGATTTTCCTGGGGGACGCAACAAAACCGTCATCGTCCGCCCTCATTCCAAGATGGAAATACAGGCATTGTGCGCCAACGGGGAGAGATAAAAATCGGTCTGTATCGACCACGGCCAGAGAGAACATGCGGCGCTGCGCCATTATCTACCGCCCCCGTTTTGCTTAAAATTCATACTTGAACTGCCTCCGTTCTCGTGGTATAATCAGGGGTGAAACAGGGATTTTTCAAACCTTTTTCACCCCTTCCGCTCTCGGTGATTGCAGCACCGTGGGCGGTCTTTTTTTCCCTGGGCCATACCGCAAGTAAAGCCTCGTGTAGCGTTGCCCAGCTCCGGCCCTGGTAGTACCAGCGGCCTTGATAACGCCTCATGCTTTTCCTCCTTTCAGCCGCCCGCCTGACGGCGCACCCACTCCGACAGCAGCTCGGCGGAGATTAACCGCCGCCCGCCCACTTTCAGGGACGG